GCATGGGCTGCTGGTGATTATCGTTCATCCACAGGCGCAACATCCGTAGTAGGAACAAACGGAGCAACCTTCTATATCACAGGCGTGCAATTAGAAGTAGGAAGTAGTGCTACTGGATTTGAATATAGACAGTATCAGCAAGAGTTAGCTTTGTGTCAGAGGTATTATGAATATGGAACAGCAAGTTTTCCTAGTAGGTCTGGAGACAATCTTTACTATGGCTCAATGAGTTACAAAGTTACCAAAAGGGCAACTCCTACATTTGCTGGTGTTTCGCAAACTGTAAATTCAAATACTGTTGATTCTTTTGCTTGTTATCAAGCAGGTTCTGCATCATCAAATAGTTTGTTTACTTGGACATCTTCTGCGGAGTTATGATGTATAAATTATTTAATTCATTAAGTGGTCAAGAATTTGTTATTCGTTTATCTGACAACGCATTTATCCCATTTGACTCAGCCAATACAGACTACCAAGAATACCTAAAATGGGTAGAAGCTGGTAACACTCCTGAGGCAGTATCATGACATTTATAATTGATGGAACAGCAGGGGCTACATTCCCTAATGGTAGTAATCCACAAGCTGCACCTAGTAAAGTGTTGCAAGTGATTAATGCTACTTATTCCACGGCAGTTTCTTCAACTTCAAATACATTTATAGACACAGGTTTAACTGCTTCTATTACCCCATTATTTACAACAAGCAAAATATTAATTTTTGTAAATTTGCCAGAAAATTTTAAAACAAATAATGCTGCAAATAATGACATTGGTTTTAATATTTGCAGAAATGGAACTCAAATTGTTCAATTTAACTCTGAACTTGGATATACAGGTTCAACATTAGGAAACATTTTTTCTGCGTCTTATATTTATTTAGATAGTCCTGCATCAGTTTCATCAACTGCATACAAGGTGCAATTTAAAAATACTGATGGAGCTGGAGGAACAGCTACAGTTTGCCAGAATGGTGCTAGTAGTCCAAATTCAATTACATTGATGGAAATTGCACAATGATTAAATTACATCAAGCCATTTTTGCTCTTAACCCATCTATTGTTACTATTCGTGGCGATGTAGCTTATGACGCTAATGAACAAGAAGTAGCCTATGACAAGTCAGCCGCACAAGCTAAATTAGCCGAATTACAAGCTGCCGAAGCACAAGCCGAACAAGCTGCTAAAGACGCAAAGGCTTCTGCTATTGCTAAACTAACAGCATTAGGACTAACACAAGCTGAAGTAACAGCCCTTTTAGGATAATATGACCGCAGCCTATACACAATCTCGTAATGCCGTAATCAATGGTGCCTTGCGTGTATTAGGTGTTATTGGTGCTGGCGATACCCCCACAGACGACGACTACAATAACTGTTCTCAAGCCCTAAATCTGTACATCAAACAGTTACAGACCAAGGGTATGCCATTATGGAAAGTAGAAGACCTACAAGTTCCTATGGTGATTGGACAGAATACTTATACTTTAGGCCCAACAGGAAATGTAGTCACAACTCGTCCTTTGCGTGTGGTTATGGCGTTTATTCGTAACCCTCAAAACCAAGATACCACCTTAATGGTTATCTCTCGTCAAGAGTATATGCAACAAGGTTACAAGCCTTCACAAGGCATTCCTAACCAAGTCTACTATGACCCACAGTTAACTAATGGCGTGTTATATGTTTACGACACCCCATCAGCTACGGGTTACACCATTCACCTTCAGGTTCAAATGCCTGTAGATGATGTGCTCAATCCTAACGATATTCCTGACTTCCCTTCTGAGTGGTTTAATTGCCTAAAGTTTGGATTGGCAGACCAACTAAGCCTTGAGTATGGAGTTCCTGCACAAGTGCGTGCTGAACTAGCTCAACGTGCTGCTAAACTAGAAGAAGTAATGACTGATTGGAGTCAAGAAGAAGCTAGTACCGCATTCCAACCTTCTAATAGATATTACAGCTAATTATGGCAATCAGCCGTGTCCCAATGGGGCATAACATTGGAAGTCGTGACGGCACCTTAAACAAAGATAGCAAGGTCGGTAACGCTATTATTGAAGTTGAGAAAAAAGAATCAACTGCAATTGTCAAACGCCCAGGTTTACTAACTTATCAGACTCCCCCTACTACAGGTGCTGGTTTAGGTATTTTTGCAGCAGGTTCACATTTACTTAGCATTGTTAACGGAACCTTTTATGACAATAACGTTGCCAAAGGTACGGTAGATGCTAGTGATGAATACGATTGGATTTATTCTGTAGACGGCACTCAAGTCTTTTTTAAGAATGAGAACCACGGATATGTCTATTTCTTAGCTTCAGGCACCATTTTAGACCTTCAAGGCACCATTACGACGCAAAGTGGTACGGTTACCAATGGGTCACCTACAGTAACATTATCTGCATCCAATGCTTCTATTCAGATTGGACAGATTGTGACAGGAGTAGGTATTCCTTCTGGCACTTATGTTTTAACTGTATTTGGAACTACATTAACTTTAAGTCAAAATGCTACATATACTGGAAGTACTACTCTTACCTTTACTACCTCTTATCCTGGGACTACTGTTTCAGGTGCTGTATTCGTAGACGGGTATTATGTCGTTGGAACTCCTGCAGGGTTGTTATACAACTCTAACGTAGAAGACCCAACCACATGGCAGGCAATTAACTACATCGGTGTAGTGTCTGATGCTGACCCTTTAATTGCTATTGGTCGGACAATTAACTACATTGTTACCTTTGGCTCACATCATATTGAATTCTTCTATGATGCAGGTACATCACCAGGTAGTCCATTTTTACCTTATCAGAATGCTGTAATTCAATTTGGTGCTGCAGCCGAAGATTCTTTGGTACAAATGGACAATACCTTAATTTGGATGTCTAGTGCCAAACAAAAAGGTTACCAAGTAATGGCTATGGCTGGTCAGACTCCACAAGTCATTTCAAATCAATACATTGAACGCATTCTGAATCGTTGTAATCCAGACTATGCTTATGCCTTCAGTATTAAGATTTCAGGCCATTCCCTTTACGTACTAACCTTGAGAGACTTAGGGTATACCCTAGTATATGACTTTGCACAAAATGGTTGGACATATTGGTCTTCTATGGAGAATAACCAAGAGACTTACTTCCTTGGTCAGTTCTATGCCAAATTGGGTACTTTAGACCTTCTACAACACGTCAATTCAGGCGTTATCTATCAGTTTGACCCTAACACCTACCAAGACTACGGAAACCCTATAAACGTGTTTGCAAGGACTCCTTTGGTCGATGGTGGCACCAACCTACGTAAGTTTTGGAGAAGCGTCCAAATCGTGGGAGATAAGGTCGATTCCTATGCTTTAGTCCGGTATACCTCAGACGACTATCAAACATATTCTGCGTGGCAGAACGTTAACCTGAATACCTCTAAATCCGAAGTCCACAGACTAGGACAAGGACGTAGACGTTCATTTGACCTTTTACATCAGGACAATTGTCCGTTAAGATTAGAATACTTTGAAGTGGATGTCGAATCGGGGGATACGTGATTACCTATCAAGAAGAACGTTTACATGATTTTTTAGAAGAATTGAAACCAATTCTAAATAATCATTACGACGAATTAAGCGTAACCAAGAGTTTTAACCTAAACCCTGATTATGATAGATACCTAAAACTTGAAGATTTGGGTTCTTTTTTCATTATGACTTGCCGTTTAGATGGTCAATTAATAGGATATATTGCTTATTTTTTATATCCTCATATCCATTACAAAGACTGTATGACGGCTATGGAAGACCTTTATTATGTTGAAAAGGAACATAGACAGGGTCGAGTTGGGTTAAAATTGTTTAGCGAGTCAGAAAAAATACTAAAGGACAAGGGCGTAAATCGCATTATCCTTAGCTGTAAAACACACCAAGACCATACAAGATTGTTTGAACACTTGGGTTATCACTTTTATGAGAAACATTTTACAAAGATGTTAGGATAGATTATGAGCTTTTTAAAGAGCAAACACAGTGGATGGACGCATGAATTAAGACGTACTCCATTTGGTGGCGGAGGCGGTGGTGGATTTATTGGAGACATTGGAAATGCCATTGGTGGTGCCGTATCTGATGTTGGCAGTGCTGTTGGAAATGTTGTAAGTCAAGCTAGCGATTCTGTAAGTAATCTATTCAGCCAAGCTGGTCTTGGTGGAAGTATTG